GAATTGTTGATCAGACGATTTCGCCATTGCGTAAAGCTCTTGCAAAATTATCTAAACCTGATTTTGCTGTTACGAAATGGACAGAAGAAGCTCTTGATGAAGCTATGATTGAAATGCTAGGAGAAATGGGTTGGGAAACTGCCCCTATTGTTCTAACGCCTGAAGAAGCTGTTACTGGAACTCCTGAATTACCTCATTTAGAATCTCTAAATTTGCAAACATCTAATGGATGGCCCTATACTAATGAGTATCGAGAAGATATCAAAGATAAGCCAGGTAAAACTGCGTTTATTGAGATGTGGACCGAAACAAATGAAAGAGGAGATCAAATCCTTAAGTGTAAAATTGACGATCGAGTCATGGAAGATGTGCGAATTATGGAAAATAAATTTGGCGATGGAAAAGATCATCGAGTGGTGTTTGTTATGAATCTTAAAGATGAATGCCTGCCCATTGAGAAGGTGGAAGCTGGAAAAGTCAGAATTTTTGCTGGAAGTCCTTTGGATTTTACCATATTGTGTAGAATGTATCTTGGTGCTTTTATGAATCAATTCACTATTGATTTGTCAAAACATGCTGCTAAGATTGGAGTCAATCCTCATTCTAATGATTGGAAAGAAATCTATGATTTTCTTGCTGCTTTTGGAGAAGATCCTGCTGCTGTTTTTGGTGACTATTCTAATTATGATGGAAGCCTTATTTCTGCTGTATTAAGTAGAGTCTCACAACTTATTTATATGTTCTATGCAAGAAATGATGGTGTTCCCGAATTTCATTTGAATATCATTATGATGCTTTTGGCTAAAATTGTTCAACCAACTTATCTTATTGTGGATACTCTTGTCAAGATGAAGAAATCAAATCCATCTGGACAACCTATAACTGGTATTGTGAATAGTTTGGCGAATGAACTTATGGTGAGAGTTGCCCTCAAGTGGCTTTTTAAAGAAGCTAATGTTGCTTTTACTGCTTCAGAATTTCGTGCGATTGTGCGTTTTATCTGTTTTGGTGATGATAATGGTATGACCATAAATCCTAAATTTGCTGAAATTATTAATTTGCCTGCTCTACGTGATGCTCTTAAATTGCTCTTTGATGTGACTTATACTGATTATCGAAAGATTGATGTTCAAGCTGTACATCACAAATTGACTGAAGTTTCTTTCCTTAAGAGACATTTCAGACCTGAAGGAGGAATGGTGTTTGCTCCACTTGAAAGACATGTTATTGAAGAAATGACGCAATGGATTACAAGCACAATGCCTGATTATGGTTTAGCTACTTATATCAATTGTGAAGCTGCCGTTAGAGAAATGTTTCACTGGGGTCGTAAAGATTTCAATGAATTTAAAGTTCGTGTAAATAATGCTCTTAAAAAGGAAGGTTTGGCTGAAGTTAAATTTACTTATGATATGTTGCTTTTGGAATACACGAATGGTGCTTACTCTATGGAAATGGAAGCTTTGCCTGTGACTGGACAAGTTTTGGAAACTGAAATTTTGTGTGCTCAAGGAGGTATTGAACCGGTTATTATTGGAAATACAACCTATTATAATGTTGAACGAGATTTTGGCATGACTGCACAAGAATTACGTGAAGCTATGGAAGAACGAGATC